TGCCATCGCCGCCACCACCGGCCGAAATGCGACCACGCTGCAGCACAAGCTTTCCCCAACCCACCCCAGCCACACGGTGAACATTCAAGAGTTCGGCGAGATTCTGGAGCTGACCAAAGATCGCCGCATTCTGGATGCGGTGCATGCGTTGGTCGGTGACACGACTTGGCAGGAACTGGCGGAGGCGTACACCAACGATATGCCCGAGACATTGACCACGGGGATTGCCGAGTACTTCCGACAAGTCGCGGATTTGGCGGATACCTGGGCCAAGAGCATTGGCGATGGTGTGGTTTCTGATGAAGAACTGGCCGCGATTCGCCTGCAGGTGTTTCGAGGTATTCAAGGGCTGTTGGGGTTGTTCAACCGCGCCACCTACGTCAATCAGACGACGCGGGGTACTGATCGTGGTTGATATCGTCGACTTCGCTAACGACCTGGTGCAGGAGCGTATTGATCAAGCGCTCGCCGCACGTCTCCTCGCCGCCAAGCCAGCTTTGGCGGCGCATTCGTTTCTGTTCTGTGAAACCTGCGATGGCCCGATCCCCGAGGCGCGCCGTTTGGCGCAGCCCGGCTGTACGCAGTGCGTGGACTGCCTTTCTCTCATAGAACTGAAAGGGGCGCGCCATGCTCGATGAGGTACTGGGGCAATTCGCGGACTATGGCCTTGTGCCTGCGCAGCCATTGGTATTCGGCAAGCTGACCCGCTGCAAGACGACACAAGACAAGGGCAAGGAAAAGAACGGCTGGTATGTCGTTCATGAGCAGCGCACCGAGAAAGGCGAGACGCTGATCTTCGGTGCGTTCGGTGACTGGCGTTCGGGTGAGTCGCAGAAGATCAAGGTCAAGGCCGGGCGGATGTCGCCTGAAGAGCGCGAGGTTATGCGCGCTCGACAGGAAGAGGCGAAGCGCCGGGCGGCTGAGATCTCTGCCAATGCGGCACGTCGTGCGGCCAAGCGAGCGGCCGGTATGTTCAAGCGCATGCCGGAGAAGGGCCGTAGCGACTATCTGGATCGCAAGCAGATTGTCGGCTTCGGCGTTCGGTATGCGCCGCGCTCCGGTGCGTTTCTGGTGCCGATGAGCAATGTGCGTGACGAGATTGTCGGACTGCAGGTGGTGTTCCCGACCAAGCAAGAGGACACCGGTCGGGACAAGTCCTATTGGCCTTACGGCATGTCGAAGGAGGGCGCTTTCCATCTGATCGGGCCGCACCCGGATCCGGGCGAGCCGGTGCTGGTATGTGAGGGCTACGCGACCGGCGCAAGTCTGCATATGGCCACGTCATTGACCGTGGCCGTTGCGTTTGATGCGGGCAATTTGCTGTTGGTTTGCAAGGCCATGCGCGAGCGTTTCGCCGGTTGCCCACTGATCATCTGCCGAGACGATGACTGGAAGACCACGAAGCCGAATGGTGACGCGTGGAATCCCGGTGAAGAGAAAGCCAACAACGCGGCGCTGATTGTCGGTGGCCAGGTGGTTGCGCCGATCTATTCCAGTGAGCGGGAAGCCAAGTGGACCGACTTCAATGATCTGCATGTGGCTGAGGGTTTGGAGGCGGTGCGCCGTCAGGTGTTGGCGGTGGTCAAGCCCCCGGCCGCTGGTGGTTGGAAAGATCTGCTGGCACGCAGCGAAAGCGGCGCGCTGATTGCGCACATGCAGAACGTCGAGTTGATCCTGGCCAACGATGAGCGTTGGGCCGGGGTGATCAGCTACAGCGCGTTCAGTTCGAAGATCGTGAAGCTGCGTGCGGCGCCTTATGGCGGCGGCACGGGTGAATGGACGGACATTGATGATGTGCGGGTGATGAAGTGGCTCGCTCAGCAGTACAACTTGCGGGTCAAGGCCTCGCATGTGATCGAGGCGGTGAGTGTTGTTGCGCATGACCATGCGTTTCATCCAGTGCGCCAGTACCTGCGCAAGCTGCAGTGGGATCAGGTGCCCCGGCTTGAAAGTTGGCTGACCGACGTCATGGGCGTGAAGGCGACAGATTATTCGGCAAAGGTTGGCAAGCGTTGGATGTTATCGGCGGTGGCGCGGGTGATGAAGCCCGGCTGCAAGGCTGACTCGGTGATGATTCTCGAAGGTGCGCAGGGCGCTGGTAAGTCGACCGCAATGAGCATTCTCGGCGGCGAGTGGTTCATGGACACGCCGTTTGCGCTGGGCGACAAGGACGGCTTTCAGGCGATCCGGGGCAAGTGGATCGTCGAGCTGGGCGAGCTGGACAGCTTCAACAAAGCCGAGAGTACGAAGGCCAAGCAGTTCTTTTCGGCGTCCACTGACACTTACCGCGAGAGCTACGGCCGCAGAACGATGGACGTGCCACGCCAGTGTGTTTTCGTGGGTACAACCAACCAAGACGAGTACCTGAAGGACGCCACCGGCAACCGGCGTTACTGGCCGGTCGCGTGTACCAAGGTGGATCTGGAGTTGTTGCGCTCGATGCGTGATCAGCTGTGGGCCGAGGCGGTGTTCTGTTACGACGCGGGCGATCTTTGGTGGGTGACGCTGGATGAGGCTGCGATGTTCGGCGAAGAGCAGGACGAGCGTTTTGTTGTGGATGAATGGGAAGGGCCGATTCTGACCTGGCTGGAAGAGTCGCAGATCGGCGAGACCGCCACCGGCAGTGATGTGCTTCTTAGTGCGCTGAAGTTGGACCTCGGGCATTGGGGTAAGCCGGAGCAGATGCGCGTCGGGGCGATCATGCATCGGTTGGGCTGGCGGCGGGTGCGGTTGTCAGCGCTGGCGAAAAGTGGGCAGCGGCCTTGGGCATACAAGAAACCGGCAGGGTGGGGTGGTGCTTCGGCGTTGCAGCGGGTTCAGTTCGAGGAGCCTTGCTTTGATTAAGGAGATCGATTCGCTGCTTCGGTTGTGGGCGCAGGAGCTGCATTCAGAACATTCGAAAGGGGGGCTGGCTGGGGGGAACATGGTTGCGATGATGATGGAGAGCAACGGGCAACTGATCAGGGGGCGGCGCGCCTTTCGTGCGCCGCTGGAGAGTTCGTTGGACATTGAGCTGATCGTGACCAAGCACCTCGCGCCAGAGCTGGTGACGGTGGTGCGTGAGCATTACTGCACGCTCGATGTGGATATGCGCCTGCGGTATGCGCACTGCGGTTGTGGGCGCGACACGTACTACCAGCGCTTGCATGATGCGCATCTGCAGATCTTCGGCGTGATGATGGGGCTGGCTGCGTGACCCCAGGCATCGTTCCGGTTGTGGTTGTCCCACTGGCCCGTCTTGTCTCGCTGCGTTTTGATGCAGTGGGACAGGTGCGGGCCTTGTCGTTGTTGGGCTGTCCCACCGTCCCGCCTAGAAGTGCCTCCCGCCCGTGTGAGCGTAGCGGGCGAGCACTACGCGCTTACGCGCGAACGCGTGTTCTTTAAATTTCTTCCTTTACACGAGAAAAGAGAAAGATAAGTAGGACAGTGGGGCGAAGCCCCGAATTTAGGCGCTCTCAGGCGTCCCACTTCGATTTTGAAAAGTGGGACGTATGGGACACCACAGCAACAACAGATTGCCGGGGAGGTGTATTCGCCGACATTCGCTAGGCGTTCACCCTGCGTTACCCACTTATTCACCGGGTGGCATTAAAACAGGGTTGCTGCCACCGGAATCGACCTGTAAAAAGTAGTCATCTTCGATAGGTGCGACCGCAGAGAGCGGCACAAAAAACCGGCCGAACGGCCGGTTTTTTTATTTGTCGCTGGTGGGAATTCGAAAGGCTGCCAGCTTTTCCTTCGTACCCTTGGGGCTAGACCAGTACGCAGCAAGAGCAACGCCAATCGCTAGATAAAATATTGTGTTCCACAGGTTAGCCAGGAGCCACAAGATATCCATGCGCGTCAAAGGCGCATCACTCCTACCGAACTTGATCGTTTCCCATATCCCGCTGCCCACCACCAACAGAACACTGGCAATCGTTGCGAGCTTGATTGCCCATGTGCGCAGCTCCAATCGCTTCTGATCTGTTAGTTGAACCCATCCAATCATTAGCGAGCCAACCACACCCACTGTGGTTACGACATCGATCAATACACTCATTGCTCTGCTCCGATCCGTTGGATTACGTCGGCTAGAGCTTCTTACATTCTGGTGTGACAGCCAAGTAACTTGGACGTGTTCCGAATCTATAAACCATGGGGAGCAGACATGACGAATGAGCAACAAGCACTGGCAGAAATGCCGATTTGGTTAGTGATCGTTCTGGCTCTGGTCGGTGGCGTATCGGGGGAGATGTGGCGGGCAGACAAGGATGGGGCGCGAGGCTGGGCATTGTTGCGCCGGCTTGCACTTCGGTCTGGTGCCTGCATTGTCTGCGGGGTGACGGCGATGATGTTGATGATCGCCGCCGGGATGTCGCTGTGGACGGCGGGCGCGTTGGGTTGCCTGACTGCGATGGCCGGCGCGGACGTTGCCATCGGATTGTACGAACGATGGGCTGCCAAGCGATTGGGCCTCGGCGAAGCCCCGCCAACCAGCGGCGGGCAGGGGTGATGCACCGCCCCGGCACCCCGAAAACCGCCGGGGACCCTAGGGGTATCTGAAGGACACGGGGTCGGAAACCCGCGGGAAAGTGTTAGCGGGAGCGCCCCCAGCTTACTGAAATTCAATCCATTGAAATTGAAAGGTCTGCATTGAAAAGCCGTTGAAAGGAGGGCTTATGACAGAACCAACTTACCTGTCAAAAAGCGCCTTCGCGGCGCGGATCGGCAGGGCGCCGAGTTACATCACCTGGTTGAAAAACAACAACCGCCTGGTGCTAACGCCGGACGGAAAACTGGTGGACGTGCAGGCCAGCGAAGCGTTGATTCGCGACACCGCTGACCCAAGCAAAACCGCCGTCGCTGATCGGCACCAACAAGACCGGATTCAGCGTGATGTTTACAGCCAACTGTCGACCCAGACCGAGCCGACTTCCATGGCTGCGCCGCCGCAGGTTCTCACCAGCGATGGCAAGCAGCCCGACTTCCAGAAGGCCCGCGCCCTGCGTGAACACAACATGGCCAAGCTGGCGGAGATCGAACTAGGCAAAGCTCAAGGCTCGCTGGTCTCCAAGGAAGCGGTAGAAACCGGCGCCTACAACGCCGGCCGATTGCTGCGCGACCAACTGTTCGGTCCGCTGCCGCAACTGTCCCACGACCTTGCGGCCATGACCGATCCCTGGCTGATCGAAAAGCACCTGACAGCCACCTTCCGTCGAACGCTGGAGGAAGCCGAGCGGCTCTCTTCGGCAGATCTTGACCACGCCATGACAACGGACTGAACCCATGCACACGGAATTTCCTGACGGTGCAGAGGTGTACCGTGAGGCTTATTTCCGTGGACTGCGCCCCGACCCAGATCTCTGGATCGACGAATGGGCCGACGAGTACATGCGAATCCCGCGCGACACCGGCGCCCCTGAACCCGGCCAGTACCGCACCTCTCGAACACCTTACGCCCGTGAGCCTATGCGCTGCCTGTCGCCGGCTCACCCCTGCAGACGCGTAGTCACCATGGTGGCCTCGCAACTGATGAAAACGCAGATCGCCCTGAACTGGATGGGCGGCCTGATCCACATGGCACCGTCGAACATCCTGGCGCTGCTCCCCAGCCTTGGCCTGTCCAAGCGGGTGTCGGGACGGATCAGCAAGACCATCAAGGCCACCCCCGTTCTGCGCGAGCGGGTCGCGGCTACCCGCTCGCGGGACGCACGCAACACGATGGACACCAAGGAATTCGAGGGTGGTTCGCTATACGTCACCACGGCCGGCTCTGCGGCCAACCTCTCTGAGCTGTCGGCGCGTTACATCTACGGCGATGAGGTTGATCGCTGGGAGAACGATGTCGGTCAGGAGGGTGATCCCATCCGATTGGCAGAGACGCGGGCGACCAACTTCGGTCGTAACGCCAAGATCTACTTTTCCAGTTCGCCAACGATCAAGGGCGCCTCTCGAATTGCGGATCTGTTCGAGTCCAGCGACCAGCGACACTACTACGTGCCGTGTCCCACCTGCGGTCATATGCAGGTGCTGGAATGGGAGCGGCTGCACTACAGCAAGGACCTCAGCACTGTGCATTACGAGTGCGCAGCACCTGAATGCGACGTGCTGATCGAGGAACACCACAAGAGCGACATGCTCGCCCGAGGCGAGTGGCGCGCCCATGCGGGTGGCGACGGTAAAACCGTTGGCTTTCATCTCAACGCGCTGTATTCGCCGACCGGCTGGATGGATTGGGCCGGCCTTGCCGAGGAGTTTGAAGACGCCAAAAAAGCGCAGGCTCAAGGTGACACGAGCCTGATGCAGGTGTTCTACAACACTCGTCTGGCCAAGGTCTGGGACAGTGCGCTCGAACAGACCAAGGCGGAAGTGCTGATCGCTCGGGCGCGGCTGGAGACTTACACCCTCGGTGCGATGCCTGCCGGTGTGTTGATGCTGACCGGCGCCGTCGACGTCCAGGCCAACCGCTTGGAACTGATGGTGATGGGCTTTGGCGTCGGCATGGAGCGCTGGGTGGTCGACCACCAGATCATCTGGGGCGATCCTGCAGACGAGCGCACCTGGGCTGTCCTGGACGAGAAACTCAAGGCTCGTTACCGGCATCCCTGCGGTGTGGGTCTAGCGATTCTCGCCGTGGGTGTCGACTCTGGTGGTCATCACACCGATGAGGTCTACCAGTTCTGCCGCGTCCGTCGCTGGCGCAACATCTTCGCCATCAAGGGCGCGAGCAAGCCGGGCCGACCGGTGATTGCACAGCGCCCGTCCATGGTTGACGTGACATGGAAGGGCCAAACCGAACGTAACGGCGCCGAGCTGTGGTTCGTCGGTACCGACACCGCTAAGGACTGGATTTACAACCGCTATCCATTCCCGGACGGTCCGGGATCGCTGCACTTTGCCAACGACCTGCCGGACGAGTTTTTCGCCCAGTGCGTCGCCGAACGCAAAGTCGTGCGCTACGTGCGCGGACACAAGCGCATCGAATGGGTGAAAGGCAAGGCTGAGCGTAACGAAGCGCTCGACCTGATGGTGTACTGCCTTGCGATGGCGCATTACCTCGGCGTCAACCGCTATCAGGAACACGATTGGGACAGGGTGCGACAAGCCCTGGCCCAGTCCGGATTGTTCGATGATGCCTTGAGCATCAAGCCAGTTCAGGGCGAGCGACTTGATGCTGAGCAAACACCGGCGCCCGCTGCTGTACGCCAAGCCCAACCCCCACCCGCTGCACCGGTTACACAATCACGACCGGCAGCCCCCCCTCAACGCCGCAGCTCTGCCAGCGGCTATCTGAAGAGACGCTGATATGTCCTTTACAAAAAAGCACCTCGACGCGGTTGAGGCGGCCATTGCTCGCGGTGAGAAAACTGTGCGCTACACCGACCGCACCGTGGAATACCGCACGGTCGATGAACTGCTCAAGGCGCGTGAAGAAATACGCTCGTCACTTGCCAGCGCCGCCGGGCCACGCTCACGTGTGGTCCGGCTGTACCACGCAGGGAAGGGGGTCTGATGGCCCGACACTTCCCAACGCTGACCCGTAACGGATTTGTCCTGCCGTCCAACATCAAGGCCAGTTACGAAGGCGCTGGAGAAGGGCGCCGCTCCGCTGGTTGGGACGCGCCCGACAACGGGATCAACAGCATCAACACCCCGGCCCTGCGCAACCTGCGGGCGCGTTCTCGGGCAGCGGTTCGCAATGACCCGTATGCCTTCAACGTCATCGACAAGCGTGTCAGCAATTTGATTGGCACCGGCATCACGCCTCGGCCAACGACCGATGATGATGCCTTGCGAAAACTGCTCCAGGAGCTGTGGGGAGATTGGGTCGATGAGTCGGATGCGGATGACCGTACCGACTTCTACGGCCAGCAGGCGCTGGTGGCGCGTACGGTGGAAACATCGGGCGAGTGCTTCGTCCGGTTGCGTCCTCGCAGTCTGGATGAAGGTTTGGCGGTTCCGCTGCAGCTGCAAATCCTGGCGCCGGAATTCGTGCCGCACGACAAATTCGAGAGCACAAAAAACGGCAACGTCATCCGCGCCGGTATCGAGTTCACTCCCGGTGGCAAGCGGGTGGCGTACTGGATGTACCTGTCACATCCGCGTGACGCGGCCTCGCTAAACGCCGGGTACAACCAGTTGGTTCGCGTGCCGGCGACTCAGGTGCTGCACATCTTCGAACCGGTCGAGCCGGGACAGTTGCGCGGTGTGCCGCGATTGTCGCCGGTGCTCAAGCGCCTGCGCAGTCTCGACAACTACGACGACGCGGTGTTGTTCCGGCAGGAAGTGGCCAACCTGTTCGCTGGCTTCATCAAGCGGCCAGCGCCGGATTCGGGGCAGACGCCCCGCGATCCCGTCACCGGCGCGTTGCTGGATCTTGATCGCGACGGCTTCACTCCGATGGTCGCGCTCGAACCCGGCACGATGCAGGAGCTGGGGGCAGGAGAGGAGGTTGAGTTCTCCAAACCGCCAGACGCTGGCAACAACTACCCAGACTTCATGCGTCAGCAACTGATGGCTGCGGCAGCGGGGTCTGGCACGCCTTACGAGATCCTCACCGGCGACATGCGCGGTATCAACGACCGAGCGCTGCGGGTGGTGCTCAACGAGTTTCGGCGCCGCCTGGAACAACTGCAATTCAGCGTGTACGTGCATCAGCTCTGCCGTCCTGTACGGGCGGCGTGGATGGACATGGCGGTGCTGTCTGGAGTCCTGGTGCTGGACGGTTACGCACAGAAACGCCGCCAGTACCTGCGTACCCGTTGGGTGCCACAAGGCTGGGCCTATATCCAGCCGGTACAGGACGTGCAGGCACGCCGGATGGAAGTACAGGCCGGGTTTTCTTCTCGCAGCGAGATGGTGCTGCGCACCGGCTACGACGCCGAAACGGTCGATCTTGAAAACGCCGCCGATCTGGCGCGGGCCACAGCGCTGGGCCTCAACTACAACACCCTGGATGCCGTCGAAGACACCGACGACAAGGAGCAACCATGAGCAAGAGCGCGAAACCGCGTATTTACAACCGCGCCGGCAAACGTGTCGAGGTACAGGACAAGACCTGGTACGCCGTTCATGCCAGCGGCGAGGCCACCGAGCGAGTGATCGAAGTCTTCGTCTATGGCGAGATCGGCGCGTGGGGCATCACTGCGAATCAGTTCGTGCAGGATCTGCGCGCCATGGATGACGGTGTTTCACCGGTGGTGGCCGCGTTCAACAGCATCGGTGGCGA